TTTTCGAGGTTACAATTGCATTCTAATCTGGGTTATTTGGAGCTATTATGAGACGCTCTCTTTGAGGTTTCAACACCACTCTAATCGACATGTCACCGATAATATTACTCTCTTGAACTTCTATTCTTTTGATCTCTTCGAGGTGTCCACCGACCTGCATGTATACTCTGGCACTACTAACAGCATTACCTTGTCTGCCATTTTCACCCTGAGTAAACCTGTCTAGGTATTGTTGTAGATGTTTGACAAACATTAGATGTTGCCTTTGTTTCTATGCTCGTCAATAAAATTAGCACCCATTCTTCTAAGCTCTTTGTTTTCTTTTTCCAACTGTTCTGCTTTTAATTTGTAGAACTTAGCTTGGTCTGTTTGATACCTACACTCTTTCCTTAAATCAGCGTTAAGGTTTTGATGAGATAGATTTACCTTCATCAAGTCTTGTATTCTCTGCTCTAAATCGTTTGGACCTCTATCTAAAGGATTATTTAAGTTTTTAGCATCTTCCACAGTTACTTCTGTCCCCACTGCTCTGGCCTTTTCTATCTCTGCCCAGATCTTTTCTGCATCTTTATTTGATGTTACCATTTACTTGACATTATAGGAGTGTAACCTTAAATTGTCAATATGGGACATCAAGAGAAATCACAAAGTAGCCTTGCTCTGTCCCGATAAAATTATGGGACTTCCGAAGCGATTGACAGAAATGCAAAAGAAATTCTGCGAATACTTAGTATTCGGCGGACCCAATGGACCTGTGACTAAAACAGAGGCAGCAACCCTGGCTGGATACAGTGAAAAGAGAGCTAGACAAGAAGGGTATGAATTAACTAATCCAAGGCAAAATCCTTTGGCTGTGCAATACGCATCAGAACTTAGGGAGGAGAGGCTGTCAAAACATTCTGTCACTTACGAGGGACACCTGGCAGAATTAGATAGGATTAAAGAAAAAGCACTATCTAAAAACTCTTTTTCTACTGCTGGTAATATGGAGATAGCTAGAGGTAAAGCAGCCGGTCTTTACATAGAAAGAAAGATAATCAAAACAGGTAAGCTAGAAGAAATGACAGAATCTCAAATAGATGACGAGCTAGCACAAATAGAAAAGGATTGGGAGAAAGTAGTAAAAAACGTTACACCCAAACCAAAAGCAATTACGAAATAATTCTTTCCATCTTAACAATAATAGATCTAGGAAAACAATTACGATCAGAAAATACTGCTGCATCAGCGTCGTAAGAAGAGAATGTCCATACATGTTTTTTATCTTTAGCAAAGATGTATGCCTGCGAAATCATTGTGGCCGGCAATAATTTTTTCATCTCATCTATGTCCGCATGCCCCGCGTCCCCGCACGGATCCAACCAAACAATCTTGTAGAAGTAATACTTCTTCTTGTTGATAACAGCATGTTTATATCTCTTTTTTCGTCTCATAAAACGTCCTTTTGTACCCTAAAACGTCCACCAACGTCCACCATATAGTAATTTTTATAGGGTTTTTTGCTTTTACAAAACCCTAAAACGTCCTTCGCGAGCGATTAACTTGACGTCTTTATTGACTTTTTTAAACATTTGGACGTTTTATACTGGACGTTTTAAGTTTTAAAAAATTTTTCAAATTAAAAATCCTATAGAATTTACTATAGTGTCTAATTAACTGCCTTAGTTTCGCCATAAACTCGCTGCAATATTGCCATCCTTGACTCTGCCTCTTCAATCTTACCCAACAGCTTGTCAATCTCACCTGTGATATCAATGTGCTCAGGTATAATCCTAGTATTTGTCATCAAGATAGTTATCTTGGTGCTAGCATCAGCAATGTCTGCAGTGTATTTTTTTATAAGAGCATCGTATATTATTTTATGCGCCATACAGATTAACCTCCTTTTCATCTTGCTCGTAATACTCATCGAGTCTTTTTAAAAAATCGTGTTTTGCCTTACGTAAATTAAGCCCGTCAATCTTGAATTCTTGATAATATAGGTCAGGAGTACATATCATTATTACACATTGTTCAATGTTAGAGCCATAAACATGGTCATGCGCCATAGCATATGCACCAGCTTGCAGCTTGTAATCTCCAATCCATTCTTCTCTCTTCGGTCTGTTCGATTGTTTAAAGTCAACGATTGTCTCTTTGTTGTTGTGTCGGCAAACTAAGTCTGTAGCGCCCGCATAGAGGCCTGGATAGTATAACGTGACCTCGGAGCCATAATATTCGTCCACTGGCGCCATACCGACGTCTATGACCTTCCTAGCCATACTTTTTGCCTGCTGTCCAAACTCAGTCATGTCCTCGTAGCCTTTGCCCTCTAGATAGTATTCTAAGTATCTATGCATTGACGTACCTCTGACGCTAGACATATTCATAATCTTGTCTGCTTCCTTGTCGCCTTTCCTAGCTCTCCACTCAGCTAACTTTTTTGCTTTTTCTGGTGGGTGTGTCTTACCAAGAATAGTTGTGACGGATGGTAATCTGTATCCAGCGATATCATAGTTCCGTGAGCCGTTATCCATGTACCGTGTTCCGGTGGCATAGCTGTATCGATCGACCTTCTTTATCATTTCTTCTTCCTATGTCTACCCATGTACCAATCTCCTGGCTCGTAGTTCCAACGCTTACCGTGATGTCCACGTACATCGGCGTACCACATTCTAAGTCTTACTATTAATCTCTTTATCACTTCGGCTCCTTTCCTGTTGTTATTGTAGATACAAAATTATTTCTTTTATTCTTATACTCTACAAAGTATTTTTTCTTATGGTCTAATTTAGCTCTTAATTTTTTAAACGACATAGCTTCCATAATCTCAGCTTCTCCAAGATCAACAATATCATCAACGTTTTTATCGTCTTTACTAATCTCTCTAACTTTATATTTAAACCTCATCACTGTATCCTGTTCCATCCTTTCTGTTTCTCCATCTCTTACGCCACGCATAAGAGTTTATTTTACTAGACCAGTGTTCGAGAAACGCGAACCACGGATCCTTAGTTTTCTTCCAACCACGTTTTATATCGTCTATTAGATCAGGTATTGTCTTCATAATATTATAGCTCCAAGAACAAAACCGGCAGTAAACCAGATTATCTCTTGTCTATAGTACAAAGACCAAATATCAAATCTCTCTTTTATTTTTTTCCAGTTCATAATCAATGCGTGTAATGGCTTATAATTTGTTTTAGTTTATCCTTTTTTGTAATTGAGTATGGAAATATTGCTTTTGCTACTTTGAATGCATCACGATGACTACATCTCCATCTATATTGTCCGTGGTTCTGGTGTGGGTATGCGGGTCTATAGTCTAACGCTCCACATTTAAATGTTCTGTTTACAAAGTTTATTGTCGGTTCGTCTATCATATTTATCTCAATTCGTATGTTCCAGTACTTGTAGGCTTTGGGCTTTCCTTTTCTATGTTCGGTGCGTTGCTTGTAAGTGATGCAACCTTCACCATCAAGTAGACCAGCAAGATATGCCATAACTTCACTTTGCGATGCCATAGGTTATTCTAATCATACCCTTCACTGGATCAAACCAAATCTTCTCAATCTTTTTTTGTTGGCTGCAACTCATCAGGAATAATAGGAGTATAATCCCTAGCCCAAATTTTTTCATCTATTTCTCCTTCCGACCAACAGTTTAAACATTGTACAATCGTATTCATTTCTGTTCTTAAGTGGCCATTGCCTTTGCATTCCGGACATACTCTTCTACCTGTCGACATAGTCATGTCCATATCTTGGCAACCAATTAAAATCAGCTACGTTCTTCCAATTCTTTCTTTTCTTTTTTGGTTCTTCTAATATTTCTTTTTGTTTCTTTTCAATTTTTAATTTAATTACATTATCAACTGCATTTTTAATTTGTTGGTGTCTTGTTAATATTCCAGCTTCTCTATCAATAACTCGATCTAACATTCTAGATTTAATATAGTCACCATTACGACCCGCAAGATGACAAACGTAATGAAAGTCTTGACCATGTCTAATCCAACGAAGAGCATCTAATGCTGCTCTTTCATCGCTAGACCTAAAGGCATCGTCAAAAGCTTTTGCTAATACTGCAATCCAAAGCTGCTGCTCTGGAGTTTTGTTGTTCTCCAATAACGAAATGACTTCGTTATTTAGAAATGGAGCCTTGTGCTTTCCCATTTAACTTTCTCGTTTTCTCGCTCGCCATAACTTCTATCGTTTTACTAATAGACAAAGTGACATCAGGAACAATATTTCTAGCTAATGTTTCTAATTTCTTATATGTTGAGTGTGATAATGAAACGTTTCTGTATTTAGTTGTATCTGTCATACACCAATTTATAGGATTTTCACATAGGATTGTCAATGATAAAATA